CGTTTCAGAGCGGCCCCACCGCCATTTCCAGCACCTCCGGCCCCGCCGCCAGATGCCTTGCTACCTGCGATCAACGGCGCGAAGGCGGTGTTGTTTGCAAATTCTGCTTTCAGCTCGTCCAGCGAAGACGCCGAAAGCTTGCCCTGCTTATCGAGCACGACAACCACAGGCTTCCCGTCACGCTGCTCGACACTCAGACGGCGCTCAATGTGGGGCAGCAGAGCTTCTGCGCTGCCTGGGATTGCCAAGGCGGACGCGATGTCAGTAGCTGTACGGCCAACGGTCAGATCCCGGATCTGTCCGCTCAGCGTTCCACGCTCCTGCTCCAGCATGCCGTTCAGCTCAGCTTCGCGGCGGTTGTACTTTTCAGTCCAAGATCGTTCGAGCTCTTCGACATTGCCGGACTTGCGAGCAGCTTCCTCGCGATCGAGACGGGCCTGCTCTTCAGCATCCTTGCGCGCCTTGTCGGCGGCTTTCTTCTCGTCCAGCAGTTCCTGAACCTTGGATTTCAAGCCGGACACATCCTCAGGCTGTGGCAGACCTTCAATGCCGAGTACGAACTTGCCGTCCTTTTCGGAATAGAGCGATTTAACGGAGTCGTCGAGACCATCCAGAGTGTCCAGCTGATACTTCAAGCCCATTTGCTTGTCTCCCAGAGACGATTTGCAGGCCCTGCCCGCAGATATGAAAAAGCCCCGTCATTGACGAGGCCTGTGTAAATCGTTGGCATAAAAAACCCCGGCGGTCGCCAGGGCTTGATTCAAAGCATGTAGACCCGTGCGAATGGACGGGCTTTGGGGATGTAAAGTATTTCTGTGTCAGTCGTCCTGATCTATCTGATCAAGAAAATCAACGTCATCATCTTCTTCGTCAACAATTGCCTGAGCGTCTTCTTCAACCCATAACTCGTCATCATGGAATTCATGATCGAGCAGGTGGTCGTGTTCGGGCTCGGGAATATCTCGTTCTTCGCTCATGACTTACCGAAACAAAAATTGAAAGAACGGACTGTATATGCAGATCCTTTCCCTCAGTCAACGATCACGAAACAACGACACGTTCACGGAACAGCTTGGCGTTGTCTCCCCCGAGACGAGGATGCAGGCCCTGCCCGCAGATATGAAAAAGCCCCGGCTGATGCCAAGGCTGTCCTTGAAGTGAGTTTTCGTGCGGCGTTAACCGTATTAGCCTTTTGATCCGTTGAACGCGATCCTGTCGTCACCCAGAAGGTCCAGCCCGACGTAGCCGAAGCCGTGAGCTTCAGCCGCTTCCCTTACCCTCTTGATCAACTTTTCAGGATCTTGCGCAGCATCACCGACCACTGGAACACTCCCAGTTAGCCAGCGGCAATCCCCCGCAAGGCGTAGCGTATTCAGCACGAAGTCAACGGTGTGGACAAGGTTCTGCTCTGATTGTGAGTACATAGTTGTTACCTCTTGTTTTGTGTTTACAAAAGGCTAACACCATACAAAACACCTTTTCGGCGGGGGTTTGCATGCTTTTCACACTCCGGCCCGCTCGAACGCCAGCGGCTCGAGAGCCTTCATCTGTTTGAGCGTCAATGGTTTGAAGTTGCGATCAAGTTGCAGCTCGGCGAATCGCTCGATGCTCAGGCCGCCTTCACGGAACAACTTCGCCCGGACCTGGCCGATAGCCCTGTCCTGAAACGCCGCCGGCTGCTGCTTGAGCCAGTCGTAGTAGCTGAGGTCTGCCCTCACCTGCTGGGCTCCAGCATTACCGATGGATGCCCGCGTGGCGTCCTTGGCGAACAGGGCGCTGAAGCGCGTCACAGCTACCACCGTCGAACGACAGTTGATGTGGACCGGCGGCCGCGGCCCTTCGCTCAGTTTGAACCGCCGCTTGTCGAGCGTCCGACATTGGCTGGTGGTTTTGGAATCCAGTGTGCTGACCCACTCCACCGACAGCACAACATCGGAGTTCTCTTTCAGCGTCTCCATGCGGGCCTGGGTGGCGACGTGTTGCACCGCCGTCCGCACAATTGCGCCGGCATTCCGGTTGGTGGTGGCCAGGATGCCGTCGTTGTACTGGAGTGCCTTGGTCCCGCGAATGTTCTTGATGATCTGGAAGTTCGTCTGGCCTTCGAAGAAGCCCTGCCGGATCGCGCCAGTGAGGCGTTGCCGCTCGGTGGTGGTGAAGCCATCTATGAATGACTTGAGCAGCTTACCGCCATCCGCACCGCGCACGCTGAGCGGGTTGGTTAGGATGGCAGCCCTGATTGCAGCAGCACCAGGCACTGCCACATCAAACGAGACGCCCACTGGCGCCGCTCGGGTCAGGCTGGTGGCTTCGAACTCGGCCTCGTAGTTGGCAATGTCGATCAGGTCGAGGTTCAGCTTCTCGCTATACCGGTCGAAGATGCCCAGCAGCAGGCTGTCCACTTCGCTCAGCAACCGTTCCAGCCGCGCGACGGTGTAATCCGTCAGGTCAGCCCGAGTCAGCCGCTCACGGATCAAACGGTCAATCTCCTTGAGGAAAGGTCCGAACTTCGCGACCTCCCCCGACTTCAGTTGCTCGAGGAAAACGGCATGGCGAATCGTGGCATCAAGGATCGCTTGGTTTACGGCCATCCGGGATTACCTCCTCGTCATCCAGATCAGGCCCGGGGTTCTCGGTTTCCAGTTCGTCGCGGATCTGGTCGTCAGTCTTCTCCGGATCAATTACTCCGCGATCGCGCAGGTACTGCCAGAAGTCACCCGCCGGCAGCTTGCCGCCCTGCACTGCGTTGAACAGTGCTGAAAGGATCGTCGCGTCCAGAGTGATCTGGCTGAAGTCTTGATTGAGCTTGTAGAGCGTTTCACCCGTGGCATTCACGAACTCAGCCATCCAGACCAGGCACTGGCTGTATGCCTCGCTGACGTTGCTCACCACCAGCGACAGGACGCTATGTTCGGCGGCGCTGTCGTTGTCGGCCTGGGTCGCGGTCTTCACCGCGCTGCCACGTTCAATCAGCCGCGCGCCAAGGGACACCATGTCCTCTTTCTTGGCGTCCATGGCCTCTTTGACGAGCGTGTTCGGTTCAGGCTGAGCAAAGCCGCACGAACCGTTGGTCGGGAGCGTCAGCGGCGCCCGGGAGCCGACATAAATGCCGTTCGCCTCCAAGTGATCACGCCAGGCTTCATCAAGCCCGGAAATCCAGAACTGTGGCTGTCCGGAGAACCACACCGAATCCTCGTAGTCCGCACTATTGCAGTAGTGGCCGATGTTGAGCACGGCCATGTCGTACAGCGGCGAATCGTCGATGCTGGTGTCGTTATTCTCGCTGCCCAGGAACTGGAATGGGATCAATTTCCACGGTTGTCCAAGGCCATTCAGTGGGGTGAAAGGCGGGGTGATCATCGATGTCTCGCTGCTGCCCTCTTGCCAGACTTCCTGCGTGTAAACGCCGGAATCGTCCAGGCGCAGCACTCGATATTGTACGACCCGCTCACTGCCGAAGCCGTCATCGGTATCGATGTCCACCTCTTCGCGCAAGACAACCAGGCTCAGCAGGTGCTGACCACCGACCTTGCGAGTCTTCCAGTTCCTGATGGACTCGGCCGTGTAGCTGGCAACGCTTGCGCGCGCTCGACCTGCCTGCTCGTCAGCCTTGCTCACAGTGCCGGCCTCAACGGCGGCGTAGTCCACCAGCAGTCCGTGGCGGCCGACTTCGAGCAGATGCCCGATGACCGACTGCGACTGCTGGTAGATGCTCACGCCTTGCCCGTCGATGTCCTTCGACACGTAGTCGAGAGCGCCTGGAACAGTCAGCGTTGGCCAGGTACGGAACACCGCGCCCACCAAGCTGTGTTTCGTCCGTCCGGTGGCGTTGTAGAACACGGCGCGCTGCTTGTAGCCCTTGTACCGCTCAACGTTCTCCTGGCTGATATCATGCGGATTCGGCTTCGGTAAATAGACATCGCCTCGGGATTTGACCGTTTCGGAGCCCTTGCACACGTCGCGCACCAGCCGCCAACGGGACTGTGCCGCGTCGTATTCCGGGCGGGTGTAGGTAACGTCTGCCATTAGCGTGCGAATCCCATTTTGATTGATTTGACCGGCTTCCTTGCGCTCTGGGCGACAGCGAAATACCGGAATGCATCGGCTGGGTGAGACGACCAATCGTGTAGGGGCTTGTCCTTCCAGCACCCACGTTTGTCGTCCCATTCCTTGCGGTAACTCTCCAAGGCAGTGATGCCCTCCTCGCACTTGGCTTCATCGAAAGCGCATTTAGGAAGGATTTCGCGGGCCTGCTCGATGCCCTCGTCGATACCGAGTTTCGGCACCACTTGAAAGGTCATCGAATATCGCTGTCCGTCGATCTCGTAGCCCTCTCGGGCGAGTTCTCGCCGAGTCTTGCCATCGCTGCCGAACTCCCGGTTGTCGATGTCGTGCGGCCCCCAGTGCTCGCCGTAGGTGTAACCTCGATCCTTGAGCACCTTCATGTAGTGCCGCAGGCCTTCCCCGCTGTTCTGGTAGAAGTCGATGACGTGGTATTCGTCGCCAACGATCCGAACGAACCAGATTGCCGTGGAGTCGCCAACACCGATGTCCCAGAAGGTGTGAACCGGCAAGTGGCTGTTGTCTGGTAGCTTGCCGATGCGCTGGGCCGCATACAGCTTGGTGAACTGCTTGGCGTAGTAGGCACCCTCGATCGTCTGCTGGAATGCTTCGGCAGGTATCGATGGATATTCGCGCTTCATATCTTCGCCGAGGGTCTTTTCCTTGGCGCTGTACCAGGCGCGCTGGCCTGGGTTTGTGACGATGCCGTGCTTGGCGGCCAGGTCGTCGAAGTACTTGGTCAGCCGGTCCGGGATGACGACGTCGGTCGAATCCAGCCAGTACAGCGGGTTCCGCCACCAGCTGAAGAAAAAGAACTTCCAGTCCAGCAGGCCCAGCGGCACGCCGGCCATCTGCTGCTTCTCGGCAGACTGGCTGTAGTCGAAGAAGTATCCGGCCCGACCTTCTGCTGTCGACTCGATGGTGACGAAGCATTCTGCGGCCACGGCCTCGAAGGCACCGGTGACGATCTCCCGCGCCTTGTGCGGGAATTTGGCGCAGATCTTCCCGAACTCGGAAACGTGCAGGTAACGCAGCGTGCCGCCCCGGAATGAGGTCGAGACGTAGAGCGAGCCGCCCTTGCTGAACACCAACTCTCCAGCAGCGTCGTTGCGTGCCGGGTTGGCTGCCCTGATCTCCTTGGGCAAATTGTCGTAGGCGTACTTGACCTTCTCCCGGAACAGCCGCTTGGCGTCGTTTAGGGTGTGAGCGATCAGTGCGCACTTCGCAGCTTCGAACAGCGCCGCATCCAGTTGGACGATGCAAACCAGGGTCGTAAAGCCCAGCTGCCGCGCCTTGAGGATAATGTTTCGGGTATGCATCCCCTGGAAGTAATCGATCTGCTCCTGCGTCATGCGGAAGCGGACCTTCTTCCCCTGCTTGTCGGTGATGAAGTAGAGGTTGTTCAGTCGCCAGAATCGATCCCGGAGCAGCTTCATGTGCTCGGGCTTCATGTCAGGCGTCCTTCGATAGTTCGTCCATCAATTGCGAAAGTTCGTCGGAGTCTTTCGACTGCTCCTTGTCATCAAGGCCGAATGCGGTGCGCTCGAGCACCTGCAGGTTCTTCATGGCCGAGGACAATTGGAAAAGGGTTTTGGCGTTGCTGGGCAGGGCAACCGCTGCGAGCATCGAGCTACGACGGAAGCCGCTCTCATCGTCGGCAGTTTCGTCAGCAATGGCGTCTTCGATTTCCTCGCGTCGCTTGATCGTGGTGAGCAGATCATCCATCAGCAGGTTCGCAAGATTCGTGGCTTTGCGAATGTCGCGGCGATGGCTGCGAACAACCGTCGCGCCCTCTTCCGCCGCCTCCTCGATGATCTCGGCGTCCCGCTCTGGGTTCGCACATTGATCGTCGCGAACCTCTCCGCGAACCAGCTTGTTGCGAACCTCCTTTCGCACCTGCTCGGAAAGGTCTCGCACCCACCCTGAGGCCTTGGCCTTCTTGCGGATCGCGGTGTCGCTGATTCCATTCCGCTCAGCGATGGTTCTGATGGAAAGCGCGCCGGCCCGGTAGGCTCGTTCGATCGCCTCCCAATCGGGTTGCTTCGTCGTCATAAGGTATCTCGGAGGCTTGAAATAATGGCGAGTAGCCGGTATTGGTGGGGGGGCAATTCAGTTATCCGCACGGAGAGCAAGATGCAGAAGAGATATCGAGTCGTACACGTTCCTCACGTGGAACTAGTCGCCCTTCAGCCGGGGCAGCGTCCACCAAACGTTCCAATTGAACAGTTTTGCTTCCGCGTAGAGGATTTGCTGGCAGATGGAGATTACGTAGGACACCCTTACTTCAATGAAGCGGAAGCTAAGGCGGCTTGCGACCTACTCAACGAGGACGACTAAATGCTGAACCTCGAACGCTCGACTCGAAAACTACTGACGCTTCAGAACGCACTCTGCTCTGACACCGCCGGACAAGAGGTTTTCGTCGGGCTCAGTCGACCGGAGTCAGAGAGGTACATCGAACTTTGGAGCGAGGCGACCGATGAGTTCATTGAGTTAGATAGAAAGCACAAACGAACGCTACACAAAATGGATGACCTATAGCAGGCTACGCGCTGCTGTGTGCCGCACTCACCTGCGGCACACCTACCCTTCCCCGCCATCCAGCAGCACATCAATCAGCTTCTGCTCACCCAGGCGCATGGCACCCAAGCACTGCAAATCGTCGCACTTCGGTCCGAGCCCGAACACAGTCACCTGACCTTTCGGTCCGAGCAGGGTCAAAGCGCCAACAGTACATTCGGGATGCGCTCCTGCATCGAGGTCATCGGCGATCTTGCGCAGCGTCTTGGCAGCGTCGCGCCAACCCTCACGCTTGAAATCAATCAGCTTGGCCGTCATGCCATCACCTGCTGTAGCCACTCTTCAATGATCCGGCGCAGCACTGGCTCGGTCAGGATGGCTGATGGCTTGTCGCCGGCAATCACTGAACGCACCAGCGCGTGTGGGATGACGTGAGCGCCGTCGCTCGCCACGACCATCAGATGCGGTCGCTGATCAGCAATGTCGTGGATGTCTGCAGTCATTGGCTCACCATTATGTGCGTTTGTCCGTGTGCATGCCCATGCAGAAGTGATACGACCAAGCCCTGAGGCAAGCCAGCAGTCTTGGCAGCATCAATCGCTTTGGCGAGGGCGCTGTCCAGTTCGGTGACGGCCTTATTGATGGCGGGACTCAGCGGCAATGCGTGATGCAGGCGGGTGACGTTGGTCATGCTGAACTCCAGTGTCGCGACACAATTTGCTGATTCGCGAAACGTGTCGCGGCCTAGTGTTTACGCCGATCAATTCCACCCGGCGCCTTGTCACAGCGCATGCAGTGTTCACAGTTCAGCGTTCGGCAGAGCCAGGCTTTCACCCGCTGCCACCAGGTGACCATGAAGATGTGGCGAATGCCGGCGAGAGCCAAAGAAGCATGCAGCGTCACACCTGCGGCGGTGGGCGGCAGGATGAAGTGATCGTTGCGAGCCAGGATTGCGTAGCCGCTGATGGCGATCGCGGCGTAGATGATCTTACCCACCACCCCATCACGAACCTTCCCGCTCAGCACGCACCAGGTCGCCCACAAACCGATCAGCCCGCAAGCGATTGCGTTCAACGTTTCGTAGTTCATGGCGGGTTGCCTCCCCCGAACCTCTGACGGATGAACGCCCAGAGATCAGCGGCTTTGATAGCGCGGGTGATGGCGGCAATGAGAGAGCCGCCGAACGTGCCAAGTAGGAAGCCGACACCCGCCACGCTGCGCGGCTCGACCACTCCGAAGTAGGAACTGATTAGGCCTGTCAGGTAATGCGCGCAAACAGCGCCCGAGAAAATGAAGATGGCCCAGGCCTTTCGGTCGACCAGGTCATCACGGTGCCAGAAGCTGGCGGCGATAGCGCCCAACAGTCCGGCAAATGCCCAGTCGAGCTTATCGAACAGGCGCTGTAGAAACTCCATGCGCTCGACTCCTTGGGGGCATGATGGAATAAAAATCCCGCGCTGTCGCGGGAATATGGCCATGTGCTATCGTCCCCAATCTTCACCCAGAATCAAGGACGAAACCATGAACAGGACAAGGACTAAGAAAACCGATTTATTTGAGGCCAAAAGCAAAACAGGGAGGGTCTACGAAATTTCCGAGCAAAGTACTCAGCTCATGACCTCTCTCTTGGGTAACTCGAATACTGGCTGGATGAACGAGACGAAACACTACAAAGTCAGAAGCGGCGGTTTTGCGAAAAAACTAAGCGAAAACGAATTTCATATTCTTGCATCAGGCGAGAACGCTACGCGCATTTGACTGCGAATCGAAAACGACAAAACCTCGATCATGTCGAGGTTCTGAAATAGGTGCGAGGGTCTTTCCCCTCCGTCCGCCAAAAACCTTCCCAGCGTCGACACCCAACTGCATCGATCTCGCTGATTCAGTCTCGCGCCACCCAGCAGCATGTGAGGTCAGGGTGCGCGGGCTGCCGGTGTTGATTCCGTACGTCGCACTATCCGGCTATCGTCGTCCAGGCGCTCCATAAGGCCGCCCTGGCTGCGGTGAATTTCAGGCATAAAAAAACCCCGCACAGAGGCGAGGCTCTTTTAGTGTCAATCCATAACGCGCAAGATCGACAGAATGGATAAATACTCTCTCATTCTCTCACTCATTGCAATAACTATTTGCTACGCCGCGCAACTTTCGATCAAGCCCTCGGAATCCAGCAGTTCCTGAGCAGCAGTGAGCGCCTCATTCACTAGGTCATCCAGCGTCTTGCGGATCGATGAGCGCCACCGGTACCGGGTCGACTCCGGTTTGCCGTCGTTGTCCCAGTTGTCGATGTTGTACCAACCGGCCGGGAGAACCGCTGTTGATCGCTTCAGCGTCTGCTTGCGGTCCACAGTGTCATCCATGCCGCGCAAGCCCTTCTCGTTGAACGAATCAACCAGGGCCTTGTTCTTGGCAATGGCCTCGGCCTCACGACTTACCACTTCGACAGTGGCTGACTCATGCTTGCCGCCAACCTGTGGAATGGCCCATGTCAATATCGCGCACTCCCGGAACCGTTTTGGTGCTGGCGATTTGACCGAGTTCAACAGCTCCAGGATTGCGCCGTGCTTGCGTTCGTCGTGCGTGGAGTACTTCGCGACCAAGGCCCTCCAGTGCGCAGCCGACAGCGACTTGTGCAGGCGACCGAACACCCAGCAGTCAGTGAGAAACGCAGCCTCCTTGCCGACGATCTCCCCCTTCTGCTTGGCGCATTGGACCTTGGGCTCAAAATCGCAGCCGCCAGCAGAATTGATGGTTTCGGCAGCCAGCGCCCGAACAACTGCGGATACCACGTTACGATAGGTCATGCCGCTCTCCCCTTCAGCTCTCTTGTCTTTGCCCGGTATTCGGACTTGATGGCCTTGATCTCGTCGACGGTGTACTTGCGGGCCGGATGAGGCCCTTCGATCCAGGCCACCTTGTCGGCGCCGATGCGATGCATCAGGCGGATGCGGTACTCGACCGCGTTGCCGGAAAGGTTTCGATTGCACTTCACGCATTGCCGGTGGATGTTCAGCGGCTCAAAACGCAACTCTGGGCATGCGCCAACCGAACGATAGTGCCCAGCATCCCAGCGACTGCCAGTAATCAGGTCGTGGTCGCTCGGCAGCGAGTCGCAGCTGATGCACGGCAGATGAGCGTCACGCAGGCGCACATACTCGTTCACCGCGGCCTGGGCTTCGCGCAGGTGTTCTGCCCTGCTCTTCAGCTTCTCCTTGCGGACTTTGATCTCCCGGCGTTCGCGCTGATCGATGGCCTTCCGGGCTACTTGCTGGTTAGCTGGCTGCTTGGCCAAGTCCAGCGCACATTTCACGCTGCAGGCCTTCTGCGTCGAGAGAGAGGGGCGGAACTTGCTGCCGCAGGCCTTGCAACTCTTCTGCTTCACGTCCTTGATCGCAGTCCTCACGCCGCCTCCTCGCTCAGCAGGTCAGTGAAAACCACGCCCTGACCGGTGAAGTAGGCAGCCATGCGGTCTGTGTACTGGATGCCCTGGGCGCGATTGAACAGACTGGTCACCGGGAACCCGTCAGGCCCGAACAGCTTGCAACCGCCCATCATGGCCAGCTTCGTTTCGTAAGGCAGATGGCGCATCACCCGGTACCACTCTGCCTGAAACCCGGCATCCTCATTCAGAAGGATCTGCACGCCGAAGTGCAGCTTGCAGTACCGACGGGCATCGGACTCATCGCCGATATGGGTCATCTCGGAAATGCGCTTGTACATCGCGAACCACAGGGCATTCTGATCGAGGGTGCGGTCCTTACCCGGGCGCAGCGACACCACCACAAACTTCTTGTCGCGAAACATCGCACTGAGCTTCGTGATGGCCTCGGAGAGCTTGGCCTGGCAGTTAACGCTGATTTTATCGGCCATCACAGGCGCTCCTTGCGGATCAATTGCTCTACCGCTTTCAGTTGGTCAGCCTTGCGCGAGGCAAGTCGTCGACGCTCTGCCCGAGAATCCCATCGGGATTGAATGTCTTTGCGGCGGCGATGTGCTTGCAGCTCATCCCTGACCTTCTGCCAACGGGCACGCAGCTTCGCAGATGGTTGAACAGGCGACCCGGTCAGCAAGCCAGCAATGGCCTGACCATCTGCGGTGATAGGCGAAATCCTCAAGTCAGCCAAATACTGAGTTCCGGCTTCCTGGGTGATCAGTTGCATGCGGACAGCCGATTCGATGGCTGTCACCCGCCGAGTCGGGTCGAAACCGAGGGACACGCTCCATGTAACCGGAGCTGCTTCGGCGCGAGCCGTCGTCACCAGCCGTTCATAGGCGCTCATGAAGGCCATCCGAGCACCGACTTTGTCGCCAAGTTTCAGAATTGGCGTGGCGGCACTCATGGCCTGCTGAACTTCTGCGGTCATCACCACCGTTTCGATTTCATCACCGGCCATCAACGCAATTGACCATGCCTCGTCTTTGCCCGGGCGGCCATCGGCAGCCTGAACACGTTGCAGGATGTCGGCCATGGTCAGCTTGCCTTTCACCTCGAGGCGACAAGCCTTCAGCGCGGCGCGCACTACGGGCACCAGGTAAACGCTCAGGTCTTCCGCCATGATCGCCGCAGTGCCTGGGTTCATTTCCTGCCCCATGGCCTCAGCGGTAGCGATGATGGCTGCCGCCAAGCCGGCAACCTGAGCGTCGTTCATTTCAAAGGTACTCATTGCGCTCTCCCGCCTGACGCTTGGCCAAGACCATTTGCGCGGCCTGCTCCGCAGCGGAGACATTCGCCTCGGTGCGTTCCATTTGACGGGCGGTTGCCCCGTTGATGCGCTGACCAGTCACCCACTGGGTGTGGTAGCTCTCGGCATTGGCCAGCAGCTCATTGAGGCTGTGGCACTTGCGAAGGACAGCGGCGTCGCTGGTTTTCAGGAAGTGGGCTGCGACGTGATGGGCAACATCGGCGCCGAGGCGGTCGACAAGCTGGCCGAGCTGGCCACCGACTTTGGCATTCCACACCGGCCAGGTGCTGTAGCGCTTGCGGTAGGCCATGGCGTAGTTCGCCCAGACCTTGAAGGTTTTGCAGGACTGGTCTTTTGGGCCTGGCATGTCGGAGGGAATCTCGACCCGCGGCGCATCGGTGCGATCAACCACCAGCACCAGATTGCGGGCCGGCTTGTCCGGACCATCCTGCAAGTCCTGACTGGTATCCTGATTAGTACCCTGATGATTGGTATCCTGATTTGTCGGAGATTTTTCCGACCCTTGCTCGGATTTTTCTCCGAC